AGCGCCTGCCTGGTCCTGTACGGGTTACAGGTCCACGGATTCTGAGCGACCTGGCGAAACACACACAAAAGACCCCCTGAGAGCCACGCTGAGCGACTAACAGGGGGCCACTGGTATAAGTGCTACCGATCCATACGAGCGGGCTGGTAATCGCCGTAAAGACCGAGCGGGCTGCCGGCGAGGTACATCTGGTTCTGCATCTCGGCGCGTTCTGCGAGTTTACGCAGACGCTTCGCCTCCGCACTCTCTCGGCGCACGAGCTTGAGCCATGCGGCCTTGAACAACTTGAGCACTGCCCAGCCGGCCAGCGCACACCCGAGGAACACCAGCGCAAGTCCAATGACGTAGCCGGCCATGTATACAGCGTCGTTCACACCGGCAGATTACCCAATCCGGGCCAGGATTCGGAGATCCTGACCCCATAAGTGTGAAGCTCATCACAATTAGGGGAGTCCATGCCGCGGAACTCCGAGAATCCCGCCCATTGTTCTTATGAGGGAGGAAGGAGGGAGCAAGGAGCGTAGCTCCGCAGCGACCGACTGACGACCGAATGCCCTTCTGATGGAAGGGCTTCTAAGGGCTCACCCCAAGTGAGCCCCTTGGATAGAAACTAGAAGGCCGGCCTCCAAGCCGGCCATTCATAGGAGCGCACCTGGAGTGCGCTCTATAGAAGGGGTGATCGGATTGAGTTGGATCTCATCCGATCGCAAGTCCCGTCTACCACCCAACTGGAACACCATCCGCCGAACGATCCTCACGAGGGATCGTCGGAGATGCCAGATCCGGTTGCCCGGTTGCACCACAGACGCAACCGAGGTTGACCACATCAACCCAGGCGATAACCACTCGCCTGCCAATCTGCGAGCCGTCTGCTCGCATTGCCATTCCCGTAAGTCGTCCGCCGAAGGTCACGCTCGGCGGTCGGAGTTACGAGCCAGGAGACTCAGACCAACCGAACGACACCCTGGCCGCATGTAGCGGGCCAGGAGCCCCTACCTAACCCCCAGGAGGTTTGTATGGGCTCTCGTGGTCCCGTGCCGAAGCGTTCAGAAGAGCGCGTTCGGCGTAATCAGGATGAAGGTCCGATCGAGAAGGTTGAAGCGATCGGTACGTTCAGGATTCCCGACTTGGGACTCTCTGACCCGCATCCGATGATCGTTGATATGTACGAATCCCTAAAGGATTCGGCCCAGTCCCGTTACTACGAACCGTCTGACTGGCAGTTTGCGAGGTTCACTCTCCACTTCGCAGACCAGCTAGTTAAGTCCGGTAGACCGTCAGCTCAGCTCCTGACGGCGGTGAACGCAGCATTCACCGACCTACTGGTTTCGGAAGGTTCTCGTAGGCGCGTCCGACTGGAGATCGAGCGTACCGCCGCAGAAGGCCAGGTGCTCGACATTGCCAGCATGTTCCGAGAGAAGATGCAGGCAGCACAGTGACCTGTCCCCGGTGGGGTTGAGCGCGTACCTCTCCGCGCAGCTCCCCCACTGGGGCAGTTCCATTCACGTATAGCTCAATCGGCAGAGCAACGCACTGTTAAGGCGGGGGTTGAAGGTTCGAGTCCTTCTACGTGAGCAAGTTAGGCAAACGGGTTGTAGCTCAGTGGCAGAGCGGTGTCAGACGTGGCACGCATCCGCGCAGGTTCGAGTCCTGCCAACCCGACAATCGTTCGGCCCGCCCTTCGGGAGTGGGCCGGATCTAGGGCACGTAGCTCAATTGGATAGAGCCCCGGTCTCCAAAGCCGGTGGTTGGGGGTTCGAGTCCCTCCGGGCCTGCAACAGAAAGGTAGATATGACACAGCGACTTTGGCCGCTCCCCCGCGACGGATACGAACTCACTTCCGGTTTCGGTCCCCGATGGGGAGCCCAGCATTCCGGTCTTGATCTCGCAGCCCCGGACGGTACTCCGTTCTACGCCTGCCAGGCCGGTACGGTTCAGTTCATCGGCTCTGCAACTGGTTACGGCCAGTGGCTGGTTATCGACTCGTCCGATGACGAAGGCAGCGGCTGTGTTGAGTACGGCCACATGTGGAACGCCCGAGCTACCGGCCTTTCGGTCGGAGACCACGTCGAGGCCGGCCAACTGATCGGTTATATCGGCAGCAACGGACAGTCCACTGGACCCCACCTGCACATCACGGTCTGGGAGCGCGGATACAACAGTGTCCGTATCGACCCAGAGGTCTGGTTGGCATCTGCCGGCTTCCCTGGTGAAGCCGTGGCGGCTCCCAAGCCGGCCACCGGTGAGCCGATCTGGGGTATCGACGTTTCCAACCACCAGGGCAACTTCGACTTCGCTGCCGCGAAGGCCGAGGGCTTCGTGTTCGCCACTCACAAGGTGACAGAGGCTACCGGCTACCGCGACCCGTACTGGGCTCGCGCTCGCCAGGAGATGGAGAAGCACTTCCCAGGTCGCTGGGGTGGTTATGTGTTCTGCCGCACCAACACTGACCCCGTAACCGAGGCACGGTACTTCTACGACGCAGTCGGCGGTGACACTTCGGTGCCGGTCCAGATCGACTACGAAGACACCACGAACGGTGGCAGCGGCGCTGACCTGTTCAACCGTGTCCGTGCGTACCAGGATCTCGGATTCCGGCTACTGCCGATCTACATTCCCCGGTGGTTCTGGCGGGATCACATGGGCAGCCCGGATCTTTCGGGGCTGCCGGTTCCGATCTGGAACTCCCACTACGCACGAGGCGTGGACTACGCGTCCAACCTCTACGCCAAGCACGGTGAGAAGTCCGACGCATGGTCCGACATGGGCGGTAAGCCCGTGAGCATTCTCCAGTTCTCGGAGACGGCGATGGTCGCCGGCAAGTTGATCGACGTAAACGCCTTCCGAGGCACAGAGGCTGAACTTGACGAACTGTTCAGCGGACAGGAACTTCCCATGAGCGCAGTGCAGGAAATCAAGGACTACATCGACATTCGCGTCACGAACCCGATCGGTTCCGACGTGAAGGATCTCCGCGAACAGGCTTGCGGCCAAGGTGCCCGCGATGCCGGCCAATACAACGGCTGGCCGCAGCTCGGAGGTCGCACCATCGCAGATGCCCTCGCCGTAATCGGCGTGGCGCTCAACATCGAAGGATTTTTCGACCCACGAAGTATCGGATGACCGTTACTTGACAATAGACAGGAGGTGGAACGGTGGTTGTAGAACCAGAAGGACTCCTACCGGCTCCACCTCACGTAAGCGGGCCTACCTGGCGTAGGTACGAGGACGGGAGCTTTTGGCTCCCGGATCACTCGCTTGGATGGGGCGTAATCAACTGGCTAGCGGAATATGCGAGGCAGCCAGGCGGTCCACAGGCGGGTGATCCGTTCCTCCCGACGTTGGAGCAAGCCAGATTCCTGGTCTGGTGGTACGCGGTAGACGAAGAAGGCCGGTTCATCTACAGGTCTGGTTTGCTCCGACGATTGAAGGGATGGGGCAAAGACCCGTTGGTCGGCGCTATGGCGCTGGCCGAACTCTGTGGCCCAGTTGCTTTCTCACATTGGCACCCTCTCACTGGAGAGCCGGTCGGCAAGACCCGACCGAGTGCTTGGATTCAGATCGCAGCCGTTTCCCAGGATCAGACCCGCAACACATTCACACTCTTCCCGGCCCTGGTCTCCGACAAGATGCGAGAGACCTACGGGCTGGACCTGAACAAGACGATCATCTACTCCAAAGCCGGGGGAATGATCGAAGGCGTCACGTCGAGTCCCCTTGCCCTGGAAGGCAAGCGCCCAACTTTTGTGGTGAAAAATGAGACGCAGTGGTGGGTCGAGTCCAACGACGGGCACTCAATGTCCGAGGTCATCGCCGGTAACGTCGATAAGGCCGCGTACGGCGGCTGCCGCTCACTGTCCATCTGCAACGCACACGTTCCAGGCCAGGACTCAGACGCAGAGCGTGACTACCAGGCGTACAACGACGTTCTGGCCGGCAAGGCAATCGACACCGGTCTGCTCTACGACTCGCTCGAAGCACCTCCCGACACTCCACTGTCCGAGATCCCCTCTCCGACAGACGATAAGGACGGCTACGAGACTGGCCTCCAGATGCTCTACGACGGTCTTTTGACCGCTCGGGGTGATGCTGTCTGGCTGGACCTGGACACGATCATTGCGTCCATGCTGGACGTTCGTCGCCCGGTCACAGAGTCTCGTCGCAAGTTCCTCAATCAGGTCAATGCGACCGAGGACGCGTGGATCTCACCCAACGGCTGGGATCGCTGCCAACAGGCAGTCAAGCTCGAAGAGGGCGATCGGATCACGATGGGCTTCGACGGCTCGAAGTCCTCCGACCACAGCGCCCTGGTGGCCTGCCGAGTCGAAGACGGTGCCCTGTTCTTGCTCAACGTATGGGATCCAGTTCGGTACCCGAACGGTGAGGTTCCCCGCGAAGACGTTGACGCAGCGGTGCGTTCGGCGTTCAAGCGGTACGACGTAGTCGCATTCCGAGCAGACGTTCGTGAGTTCGAGGCATACATCGACCAGTGGGGCCGAGATTTCAAGCGCCAGCTCAAGATCAACGCCTCCCCGAACAACCCGGTCGCCTTCGATATGCGCGGCCAGGTCAAGAAGTTCGCGTTCGACTGCGAACGGTTCTTGGACGCAGTCCTGGAGCAAGAACTGATCCACGACGGCAACAAGACACTCCGCTGGTATGTGCTCAACGCACACCGGCACCCGACAACCTACGACGCCATTTCGATTCGTAAGGCCAGCAAGGACTCCAGCCGAAAGATCGACGCGGCTGTCTGTGCCGTGCTCGCTTACGGCGCGAGGCAGGAGTTCCTGATGAGCAAAAAGAACCATTCCAGAAAGGTGGTGGTGTACCGATGACCAGTCCTGTCGAAGATACGAAGGACGTAGAAACGCATTTCACGGAAGCGAAGGAAGTTTTCGACGGATCTCAGTCTACGTACGCCGAAGACCTTTCGTATTACGAGGCTTCCGAGCGGGACACAGCGATCGGCGTTGCTGTCCCGAACGAGCTTCGCACACTCCTAGCCCAGATGGGCATCCCCCGGATCTACGTGAACTCGCTGGCGGACCGTCTCCAGATGGAGGGGTTCCGCTTGGCCGGCGCAGAGGGCTCCGACGAGGAGCTCTGGAACTGGTGGCAGGCAAACAATCTGGACGTGGAAAGCCGTCTCGGGCACATCGAGGCGTTTATCTACGGCAGGGCGTATGTCACTGTCGCAGCACCTGACCCGGAAGACCCGCTGGCTGACCCGGAAGTGCCGATTATCCGAGTGGAGTCGCCTACGGCGCTACACGCCGAGATCGACCCGAGGACGCGGCGCGTCACCCGAGCTCTCCGAGTCATCAAGGATGACGAAGACAACGAGATCGCAGCCACGCTCTACCTGCCGAACCAGACGGTGATCTTCAACAACGGCGAAGCCGGTTGGGCTCATGACAGTCCGATTGCCCACAACCTGGGTGTCGTACCGGTGATCCCCCTGGCTAACCGTGGCAGGCTATCCGATCTGATCGGTACCACGGAGATCACCCCCGAGATTCGCTCTGTCACAGACGCTATGGCCCGCTTGGTCATGAACCTCCAGGTTGCATCCGAGCTTCTCGCTGTTCCGCAGCGGATCTTGTTCGGCGTTGCCCAGGATGCTCTCCAAGCTGACCCCGGTGACCGCCACGCGGTGCTGGAGACCTACATGGCCTCCATGATCGCCATTGAGAACCCTGAGGGTAAGGCACAGCAGTTCGCTGCCGCTGAGCTTCGGAACTTCGTGGACGGCATGAGCGCACTGCTTAAGCTGGCAGCCGCTTACACCGGCCTGCCGCCGCAGTACCTGTCCACTGCCACTGACAACCCGGCTTCCGCCGAGGCGATTAAGTCGTCCGAGTCCCGGCTCGTCCGCAACGCAGAGGGCAAGACCCTTGTGTTCGGTGACGCGTGGGAAGAGGTTGCCCGAGTTGCTCTTCTGGTGATGAAGGGGAAGATCCCCGCCGAGGCATTCCGTCTGGAATCGCTCTGGCGTGATCCGTCTACTCCGACCTACCAGGCGAAGGCAGACGGCGTCATGAAGCTCTACGCGGGTGGTCAGGGAATCATCCCGGTCCAACAGGCTCGTATCGACATGGGCTACTCCGATGCCGCTCGCCGGCAGATGGAGCTCTGGGACGAGCAGACCCCAATGGCACGAGTCATGGGCATGTACGACGACAAGCAAAACACCGAACTAGCAGCGGAGACAGGCGATGAGCCTCCCGCCGACGACAAGAACAGTGAGGAGAAGATCGAGTGACCCCCGAGGCGTATGCCGCTGGCATAGCGGCAATCGTCGCTGGAGTGGTTGGCCGTGCAACCTCGCTGTTCAAGGTGTTCCGAGCCCCCAAGCTCGGTGACAAAGAATGGCTTGCCGTACTGGAAGCCATGTTCCCCGCAGTCTACGAAGCGCGTTGGGAGGCTGGAGGTATCGCCCGTGAGTTCTATGACACTCAGCGCGAGCTTGCAGTCCCCGGCGCTCCCCGTACTCCGGTGAACCTTGCTACGTACGGCTTTCAACAGTTCGTCCGAGACATGGAGCCGGCCAGGAGCCGGTTCTTGAGAGAGGGCGCAACTGATTACGACTTCGGGCAGGTGCTTTACCGCATCGCCCGGACAGTCGAGAACGGTGGCCGACGCACCATCATCGGTGCTGTTGAGCAGCCGGACCCCTACCTGGACTCCTTGTTGGAGACCAAGGAGGTTCAGATCGTGGACGAGCGTCCCACTGAGACACCCAGGAACTCAGGCAGTTCCAATGTCCGGTCGTTCGTTCGCGGATGGGCACGAGTCCCGACAGGTCGAGAGACTTGCGGATTCTGCCTGATGCTGGTTTCTCGCGGACCCGTATACAGGTCTGCCGAGGCTGCCGGCCTACGGCTCGGTAATTCCGATGCCATTAAGGCGCTCCAGGGAGACCTGGACGTATCCGAGTACATGGATCAGTGGCACCCCGGTTGCGATTGCAAGACCGTACCGGTGTTCAAGCTGTCCGACTGGCCCGGTCGTGACGATTACCTTCGCGCAGAACAGATGTGGAAGGACTCCACCTACGGCCACTCAGGCAAGGATGCGCTCAACGCCTTCCGCCGCCACGTCGAGAAGCTCGACTTCTCGGAGTTCGGCACCGGCCTTCGTGCCGCTTAACCAACAAGACGGTCCCAGGCGGACCCGACACGTCCAGGAGACGAAACAAATTGAGTGAGAACACCCCCGAAGCCGAAGCCCAGAAGGTCGAAGACCTCCCCCAGTGGGCTCAGGATCTCATCAGCAATACCCGAGCCGAGGCTGCCCAGCATCGGACCGAAAAGCAGTCCGCAGTTGATACGGCCAAGGCCGCACTTGCTGACGAGCACACCGCCGCTATCGCGGATCTGAACGGGAAGGTCTCGACTGCCGAGACCGAACGTGATTCTGCACGGCTGGAGGTGACCAAGCTCAAGGCCGCTCTCGCTGTCGGTATCGACGGTGAACGGGCTATTGGCTTCGCAGAGTTGCTCAAGGGCGACGACGAAGACCAGATCCGCTCCCATGCGGACGAGGTCCGAAAGTTGTTCGGAGACAAGAAGCCCGCAAACGCCCCCGCTACGGACCCGTCACAGGGTTCCGGCAATTCCAACCCCCTGCCCCTCAACGGTGATCCTCTTCTTGACGCGCTCAAGAAGAAGGTCGGCGTCAAGTAAGGAGATACACAAATGGCACTTTCCACTCAGGTAGCACAGACTTCCGATTTCGCCGGCTTCCTTGATCCGGTCCGCTCGAAGCCGATCTTCGAGGAAGTTGCTCGTCGCTCCGTCCTCCAGCAGCTCGCTCGCAAGATCGACATGGGTCCGACCGGCGTTACCGTTCCCTACTGGGACGGTGAGGTCACCGCATCGTGGACCGCAGAAGGCGGCAAGAAGCCCCTCACCAAGGGCGGCTTCGACATGTTCGGGATCACCCCGTCGAAGATCACCACGATTTTCGCAATGAGCTCCGAGGTCGTGCGAGCTAACCCCGAGGGTTACATCGAGACCATGAAGGAGAAGGTCGCGGAAGCGTTCGCAGTTGCGTTCGACAACGCCGGCTTCCATGGCACGAACACCCCGTTCGGTGCTTACATCGACCAGACTGCCAAGGCAGTTGACCTTAGCCCCGCAGCGGTTGAGGGCCAGCCCACTCCGACCACGTACGACCAGCTCAACAACAGCCTGTCGCTCCTGGTCAACGACGGCAAGAAGCTGACCGGCTTCCTGCTCGATGAGAAGTCCGAGCCGATCATCAACGGCGCGGTGGACAAGAACGGTCGTCCGCTGTTCCTGGATGCCAACTACACCGAGACCAACGACCTTATGCGTCGTGGCCGCATCCTCTCGCGTCCTGCAATGTTCGCAAGCCAGGTCGGCACCGGTACCACGCTCGGCTATGCCGGCGACTGGGGCAAGGTTCTCTGGGGCCAGATCGGTGGCATCAGCTACGACGTTTCGGATCAGGCAACCCTGACCCTGGACGGCGAGCTCGTTTCGCTGTGGGAGCACAACCTTGTTGCTGTCCGTTGCGAGGCTGAATACGCCCTGCACGTCCACGACAAGGACGCTTTCGTCAAGCTCACGTCCTGATTCTGACTTGACAATAGACGGGGGTGGGGCTTCGGTCCTGCCCCCGTCTTGGTCACAAGAAAGGAGGGCTCATGCCCGAGATTCGTAACACTGCAAACGGCGGGATCGCTTCCGTCAGCGAAGAACTCGCAGACAAGCTCAAGGCAACCGGTCTTTGGACTGACGCAGCCGAGGCACCCAAGAAGACCACTCGTAGGGCTCCAGCAAAGAAGGCCGCACCGGCAGAGCCTGTCGCTGAACCCACCGAGGAGTAAATATGACGTACGCGACTGTCGAAGACGTGGCGGTCCGGTTCGCTCGGGAACTGACCGAGGAAGAGTCCGCTTTGGTGCTGGCTCGTCTCACGGACGCCGAGAACCGTATCCGGTCGCGTATCCCTGACCTGGATGACCAGGTCGTGGCCGGCACGATCCTGGAAGCCAACGTGGTCCAGGTCTGCTCGGATGCTGTTCTGCGCCTTGTCCGTAACCCGGATGGGTTCGTACAGGAGACGGACGGCAATTACACGTACATGCTCAGCCAGGACGCGGCTCGCGGCAATCTCACGATCCTCCGAGATGAGTGGGAGATCCTGGGAGTTCGCCGGAAGGTGTTCATGATCCACCAGTCATTCAACTTGCCTGGGAGCCGAACGTGAGCCTTCTGGATCGCGGTCGAGAGACCGTACTTATCTACATGGAGGAAGTGGTTGAGGACCGGGACGGCAACATGCGGTCCCGCCCTTCCAAGACCCCGATAGAGGTCAAGAACGTCACGCTCCAGCCTGTCGGCCAGTCGGGAACATCAGCCCGACGAGCAGAGCAGGACAACGAGGGTTATGAGTCGGAACAGGTGTTCCGTATGAGACTCCCCCGCTCTTGCAAGCTCGTCCCACCTGCCCAGTCGATGGTCGTCTGGAAGGGCGAACGATTCGCTGTTTTCGGTGATGCGAAGCCGTACAACGGCTCCGACCGAACCAAGCACAACGACTACTCACTACGGAGGTCTTAATGGCGGTGAAGCTGTACGGAGAACTCGAAGTTCACCGGAAGACTGTCCGGCAGAAGGGTATCAAGGCGGCGACCCGTGCGGAAGCCGAGAAAATCGGAGGTAGGGCAGAAGCCCTGCTCTCGATGCACCGTAGAACCGGCGCTGCCAAGATCACGACCACCAGTGGTGGCGTGGACTCGTTCGTGAACCTTGAGGACGAGGCAGCGTTGGCAATCGAGCTCGGCCACGCCGTTGGAGGTAAATACGCTGGCGGCGATACCGAGTGGGTCAACGGTCTGCACATTCTGAGCGGAGCTGCCTATGGCGGCTAAGTCAGTCCCCCGGTTCCAACAGGTTCTCCTCCCGATCCTCCGAGAGGGTCTTGGTCCTGGTGTAGCGGTCCGATCCTGGATTGACGACATTGACCACCGTACGTACCCGATGGTGAATATCCGACGCATCGGCGGTACCCGAGATGGGAACTTCCCCAACAAACTTGACCACCCAGTGGTCGAGATAACGGCCTACACGGATGAAGGTCTGATCGAAACCGAGGAGCTCTATTCAGAGGCTCTTGACGTGCTCTACGAAGCACAGCGGAAACAGATCCTGACTCCTGCCGGCTACATCACCAATATCACCGAGACGATGGGTATGACCCAGTTCTCCTCACTCTTCATCGACACATGGCGAGTTCAGGGACTTATTCGGCTCGGTATCCGTCCTCTGCGAACAAGCTAGGAGATTCCATGAGCTTTAACGACAATGCCGTCCTCACCGCAGCGCGAGGTTACATTTTCGTCGGTCCCACGGGCACTTCCCGTCCGACCCCGGCCCAGGTTGCAGACCTGGACCCTGACACGTTCGGTGCTCACCAGTACACGCTCGCTGTCACCGGCACCCCGACCAGTGGTACTTACACCCTGACGGTTGATTCCAAGCCCGTAGCGGCCCTTCCGCTTTCGGCTGACTTGGGCGCTATCGAAGCGGCTATCAGCGAGGTAGTTGGCAGTGGCAACGTCGCCCTTACCGGTGGCCCTCTGGCTACTGCCGGCGTGGAAGTTGCTTTCATCGGCAAGCTCCAGGGCAAGAACGTCCCGCTGACGGTTTCCTCGACTCTGGAAGCTGGCGGCGAGGTCACCGTTACCGAGACCGCAATCACCAACGGTTGGGCTCCGATCGGTCACACTTCCGAGGGTGACCTTCCAGAGCTCGGCTTCGAGGGTGGTGACACCGAGGTTCGTAACACCTGGCAGCGCACCGGTCTTCGTGAGGTCAACACGGACACCCCGTATGACTACATGACCATGAAGCTGGCTCAGTTCGATGCGTCGGGCTTCCAGTTCTACTACGGCGATAACGCTTCCAACGTGGACGGCGTTTTCGGTGTGGATTCGTCTGTCATCAAGCCGGTTGAGCGTGCACTGTTCATGCTCATTGTCGATGGTGACCTCCGTGTCGGCTTCCGAGCTGCGAAGGCGTCTATCCGACGCGACGAGTCGATCTCGCTGGCAACAGACGAGTTCGGCACCCTGCCTGTGCGTGCGACGTTCATCAAGCACCCCGGCAACCACCTGTTCGAGTGGATCACGCCCGTAGCGGCCTGATTCTTACTTGACAATAGTCACCCCTGGGGCGTGGTTCATCTTGGCGGACCGGCCACGTCCCAGGGTCATCAATCCAAAGGTCCGCCCCACCCCAAATCGAAAGTAGGTCTGCCATGACGAACACGTACTCCCTGGATCAGCTCCGTGCCGATCTCGACAAGGAGTTCGCTCCTGTCGTTATCCGCGTTGACGGTGAGGATCTCGTCCTCCGAAACGTCCTCCGCTGTGGAGAGACTGAGCGAAATGCTGTCCTGGACAAGCTCGCTGAGTTTGAGGACAACGGAGATTCCAACGAGGATGCCGAGGCCGTGAAGCGGTCGCTGGAGGTCATCCGCGAGGTTCTGACGATCATCGTCAAGGACGGTAAGGGCCAGAAGCTGGTTGACGCCCTGGACGGCGATGCCGCTCTGACTATGTCCGTGTTCAGCAAGTGGCAGTCGGAGGCACAGGTGGGGGAAGCCTGACCCTCGCCAAGCTCATTGACGAGCATGGCGGGGCGCTGGTAGCCGATCTTCGGCTGTTCTACGGGGTGGATCTTCGTGACGCAATCGCGGAGATCCCCCTGTATACCCCCCGTTACATATTGGAGTTGATCCGGTTTCTCCCAACGGATTCCGCGTACGTCGCGGAACAACGTGGTGGGCAGAAGTACCGAGGCTGGGACATTCGGACGTACCTGGCCGCAGCGAGTGTGAATGCCACCCGAGAGGTCGGATTCATTACCGCACAGGTCAATTCCAAGAAACGCCTCTCCGAGCCACCGATGGTGGAGACCCCTGATTCAGAAGACCGCGAGCAGCGCAAGCGCCAGGAATCCCGGAAGGGTCCGAGTGCCTTCGCGGCTCTTGCAGCAGCGCACGCAGCGCGAGTAACGAAGGGAGCCAATTAGTGGCAGGTGCAGGTGGTGTAGAAGTCGGGCGCGTCTCAATCCGAGTCGTGCCCAATCTGGACAAGTTCCGAGAGGATCTGAAAAAGGGACTCGAGAAGGAGACCAAGGGTCTCAAGGTCAAAGTCGATGTAGAAGCCAACCTGAACGGCTTTCGCCAGCGGGTGCAGGCGGCTACGAAGGGCTTGAAGGCCAACGTCGATGTAGACGCAGACGGTAAGAGCATTGCCTCCACGGGAGCGAAGCTCAAGGCCGCAACGAAGGCGATCGAACGCAGCCTTGGGGCAGTGGAGGTCAAGACCGACGTTGATACCGATGCGTTCCAGCGACACATTCTCTCGCAGATAGACAAGATCCACCGCAAAGCGGAGCTCGGGCTCCCGCTGACTGTGGACGGTGAGAACCTCCGTCGTCAGCTACGGACCGCTGTCGAGTCGGCAAAAGAGCAGGTACGGGCAAAGATTGACGTAGACCTGGAAGGCGCAGCAGCGGCTCGCGCCAAGATGCGGGCACTGGTTCAGGAGTTCCGCGAGAACGTCGATCACGCAACGATGCGGTTGGACCTTGACGCAGACGTAGACATGGATTCGTTCCAGCGTCGTGTTGCTGCCGAGGTCCAGAAGATCAAGAGCGAGTACGACGTAGACATTCCCTTGGACGCGGATGGTGAGCTGTTCCGTCGAAGTGTGTCGTCGCAGATCGCAGCACTTGAACGCAGTATCAAGCTCAGGGTTCCTCTCGACATTGAAGATGCTGTCAAGCATCGAGCAGCTATCGAGGCGCAGCTCAAGGGGCTTCGTGCGTTCATCGACCCGGATCTCAAGCAAGGCAGCCTTGCCAAGCTCAAGGCGACACTCCTTGCAGCTCTTCGGTCTACGAACTTCGGTGCGAAGCTGGAGCTGAACGCGGGCGAGGCGATTGCCAAGACCAAAAGCGTTCTCGGAGCAGCGTTCCGCAAGGTATCGGCCAAGGTCGGTGTGGACGTTGACGACGGCAAGCTCGCAGCCGGCGTGGCGAAGGTCAAGGCAGCGTTCAAGGCAATCCGAGCCCACGTAAACGTGGACGTGGACAAGGGATTCTTCTCTCGTCTACTCGGGGACTCCAAGCAGCTCAACAACCAGGTTGAGCACACGGGCCGACAGTTCATGGGCATGTCCCGAATGGGCTGGATCGTCGCAGCAGTCTTCGCACTGGCAGCCCCCGCAATCGGTTTGGTAGGCAGCTTGCTCGCCGGCATCCCGTCGCTCCTCGCAGCGGCTGGTGTGGCGGCTGGTGTCCTGGCTCTTGGCTGGGACGGCATCAAGAAGGCTGCCGAGTCGATGGGGCCTGCTATCGACAAGCTCAAGGAGTCCGTATCGGGAGTCTTCGAGGAACGGCTAACACCGGTCTTCGAGAAGCTCTCTGCCGCTCTCCCCCAGCTTGAGGGCGGGTTGAAGAATGTCGCAAACGGCATGTCGGACATGTTCTCTGGGATTGTTGACACTGCCACCAGTGCCACTGGCATGGAGAATCTGAACGCAATCCTGGACGGTACAGCGAAGCTGTTCCGAGACATGACCCCCGGTATGAACGACTTCACCGAGGGCTTCCTGAACATCAGTGCGGCGGGTGCGAACTCGTTCAGTCACCTGTCCGGGATGATGAACGACTTTGCGGCACAGTTCAAGAACAGCGTTGCTGGTGTCATCAAGGACGGTTCGTTCGACTCTGCCATGCAAGGCATGTCAATCGCTATCGGTGAGTTGCTCTCGCAGCTTGACCGGTTGGTTGTGGCCGGCATCGGGATTATGGGTTCGATGGGTCAGCCTATGGCGAACTTCTTCCAGGGGTTCGGTGACCTGATCGTCGGAATGCTCCCTGGACTGGCTTCGTTCTCGAACATGCTGTTCAACACGCTTGGTGCTCTTGGTACCCAGCTCGGGACCGTGTTCCAGACTCTGACACCGGCTTTGACGAGCGTCTTCGACACTCTGTCTCAGGTCGGCGTTGGTCTGATGAACGCACTCGGGCCGGCACTGAACCAAGTAGCCGGCGCTCTTGGTCCCGTGATCGAAGGCATGATGGGCGCTCTCGCGCCTGTGCTGTCCAGCCTTATGCCGATCATCAGCAACATCGCACAGCAGCTCGGAACTGTCTTCGCTGGAGTGCTTACGGCCCTTGGACCTTCGCTGAACTCCCTGATCGGATCGTTCGGTCAGGTCGCTACCGTACTCGGTGGTGCTTTCAGCCAGGCGCTGAACGTGATTGGCCCGATTCTCCCGCAGATCGCCAGCTCTATCGGTCAGGTCGCAGCGGTATTGGGTCAGGCTTTCGCTCAGGTTGTGACGGCGCTCGCGCCGATGCTCCCCGTGCTGGCAGAAGCGTTCGCACAGATCGCAGCTGTCATCGCAGACGTTCTCCTGGAAGCGGTTACGGCTCTTGCCCCGTTCCTGCCGATGCTCGCGGAAGCGATCACGCAGGTTGTCGTTGCGATTGTCCCGCTACTGCCGATCGTCGTAGAGGCAGCAGCGAGCTTGATTACCGGGCTCCTGCCCGCAGTCATCTCGCTCATGCCGACGCTGGTCTCACTGGCACAGATGATCGCCAACGTGGTTACGGCTATCGCGCCGTGGATTCAGGCAGCGTTCCAGCTCATCGCAGTCATCATTCAGGTGGCGGCGGCGATCGTCGGATTCTTGCTGAGTGCCCTGGGCACGTTGATCTCCACGTTCATGACCTTGGTGTCCACCGTGGTCTCCGTCGCAGCGGGAATCGTTGCTGCCGTAGGCAACTTCGTATCCGGTGTAGTCGGATTCATCGCGGGTCTGGTCTCCAGTATCACGTCCACCTGGACCGAGTTCTGGAACTCCCTGATGAATATCTGCGCTGAGCTCCTGGGCAACATCGTGTCGAAGGTAGGCGAGTTCCCTGGACTCGTCCTGAGCGTCCTGGGCAATCTGGGCAGCGTCCTGACAGGCGCTGGCCGTGCACTCATGGACGGCCTTCTCGGCGGTATCAAGGCCGGTCTCCAGAAGGTGTTGGACTTCGCGTCTGGCATCGCAGACAAGATCGCATCGGTTAAGGGTCCGCTCCCTTATGACCGAAAGGTCTTGATCGTCAACGGTGAAGCCCTCATGGAGGGTCTCCGTAAGGGTATGGCAAACGGCTTCGCTCCCATCGTGGACGACGCCAGCAACATGGCCGGCGAGATCAAGGACGGGGTCGAAGACGGAGCAGCTTCCGCAAAGCTGGAGCAGACAGGTTTCTCCTACATGGAGAGTCTCAAGTTCGGTCTCCAGTCCGGTGTGAACAACATCCTCGCGTACTTCAAGGATGCCCTCGCGGGCATGGGAGACGACCTGGGTGTTGACGGTCTGTACGACAAGGTCGTCAAGGCGATCACCGAGGACGCGAAGCTCCAGGAAATCCCGCTCAACTTCGTTGTGGGCAATGCGGATCAGCTCATGTCGGATCTCGGATTCGGCAGTGGCGCAATCCCAACCCTGATTGACCAGTTGCTCGACTACGACCCGACTCAGGACGCACGAGATGCGGCTGACAAGTCGAAGCAAGGCGACGGCGGTCAAGGACAGACCCACGTTCATTACCACGTCGAGGACGTGAACGAAGCACTCGATATGGAGGAAGCGCGTCGTCAGCGCGAACTCCTCCAACACGGATAAGGAGTTACATGGAAACGGAAGTCAAGCTGGAGGGCGTTAACGGCAAGGTGGTTCACCTTGCCGGCCCTCTGGCTGGCGACCAAGGGATCTACCTCGCTTCGGGCATTACAGGACTGTATGACCCGAAGGTAAAGGTGATCTACGAGGAGCCGGCCAACTACCCAGGTGCTCGCTATCTGACCCACCGCATTCTCAAGCGTGACGTGATCTTCAAGGTTGAGATCCTTGGTGACGGTACAGGTTCCAACTCCTGGAAGCACCGAGATTCAGAGTGGGCTCGCATGTGGGATTATGCGGAACCCGCCAAGATGACGGTCACAACCGAGGATGGTCCCCGGACACTGGGACTCCAGCTCTCGGAGAACATCGACGTTGATCTGACCTACGACCCGATCGGACAACCGGTCCACGCCGCTGTCATGTCCACGGTCGGTTACGACCCGTTCTGGTACTCGGAACCGGATTCGTACAAGTGGAATCCGACTGGCACAGACCAGACGTACCGGATCACGGTCTTGGACCCGAACCCGACAGACCAGCCGATCTGGCCGGAATGGGTTGCCACTGCCCCTGGCAAGTGGACGATCACCGACTACTCCTGGCAGAACGACGCACTAGCAAACCGGCGTATTGAGCTCCCCACCTTGACAATAGGCGAGGACGTGCTGGTTAAGACCGACCCGAGGCAACGACAGGTTACTTCGGCCAACAAGACCAACGTATGGGCACGTATGGGCGGGGTTCGATTCCGTCATCCGATCCCGAAGTACACCCTTGGGCTCCACGAGTTCGAGGTTCGCTTCGAGGGTGATCCGACCGGTGCTGAGCTCCAGCTCAAGCTCCCACGCCCCTGGTCCCGACCTTGGGGGTTGCTCGCTTGACAACAGACAGCATCTATCGAACCATCAACGAACAACTAGTGCTCGATGAAAAAGAGCGGATCTCGTTGCCGCTCATCAGGTTCTGGGACGGCGACTGGAACTTGTACGGCGAGCTCCACGGTGAGCTCGGTGGAGTTTTCGAGTACGTACGGAACGACACAGGCACAGCGTCTGTAGACATTCCCCTGAACCACTACATCGCAGAGTGGGTCATCAACTTCCGGGGCCGGGCAAAGCGCAACGTGCACATCACGTTTGACAAGTCCGGCTCCCGGTGGGGTGGCCGTATGCACAACTTCAAGGTCGTTCGTAAGAAGGACGGCAAGAAGTTCCTGACGGTCACGTTCAAACATGACCTAGAAGAGCTCAAGCACATTCGGTGCTGGAGTAACCCGTTCCTGCCAAGTGAGATCCAGGTGCCTCGCGTCTGGACTCTATTCGGGCCTGCCCGTTGGGCTTTGGCTACGACACTGTTCGTGAACATCATGCGGCTGGAGGCATCCCTGTGGATGCTGCCAGACGATCCTATGGACGTAGACCAGTGGTTCGACCTGGACATGTCCAACTGGAGCATGGTGGTCAAGCCGGTTGCGTTCCTCAAGGACAACAGTCCGGTGACGACGGTGTTCTCGCGGTTCAAGACGTTCCACGAGGTTGCCAAGCGTGTCCTCCAGGACGGTCAGATCACGATCGAAGCCCGTCGCTGGTTGGAAGGTGACGAACCCCCTTGGGAGGGAGCACCTCCGCTTCACAACGGGTGCTTGGTCTTCGAGTTCGTGGATAAGTCCGGTTGGAACACAGAGACGTCGTTCTTCGGCAATCTGTTGACCGGTCTACAGCGTGCGTTCGTGAACATCGGCTCTGACGGTGTTACCGAGGGCATCGACGTTATCCAGAACCCGAACTTCCCGGATGAGTATTACGAGCCGGGATGGTCTGGGACTCTCCCAGAAGCACCGTGGGTGATCTTCGAGGAGTCCCCCTACACGGGTATCGAATCGTCGGAGTTCGTCTACTACCCGGCAACTGACGTACAGATCGTGGCTGGAGGGCACTCGCTCCCTGGCATCAACGAGGGTATGTCGGCTGCCGTGATCGCCTTGGGCGGGGCTATCGGCTCAATGTTCGGTCAGTCCCAGATTGGCGCGGCTATTGACGCTGTCGCTGCCCCGCTCTACACCGACACCATCGGCGCTTTCATGGCCCACAAGTTCCCGGAACGTGCACAGGAGCTTGGTTGGTCGCATTACCACGAGGGCTGGGCCGAGGGAGCTGACCGGGCGTACACGCTCGCAGCTCTAATCGCCCTCCGCACAGGCGCTTACTCCACTCGTGAGCGCACAGCGGTGACCCTCAAGTTCTCCGACGCGGTTCCATACCGCATCGGTACTCGCGGCTACGGAGACCTATTCGTAGGTGACCGGGTCGGCTTCTCGGTTGCAGGTATGCCCGAGAACGAGGTGTACGTCGAGTGCATCGAGAAGTGCAAATACGAGTGGGACGGAAGCGGTCGAGGGTGGGAAGCCACTGTCGGCCAACGAGAGCCCCAGGACGGTGTCCTCTGGCTCGCACAGCAACAGGCTGAGCTTGCCGCAGGTCTACAGGATCTCGGGATGCTCTAACGAAAGGTTCGCCATGACGCCAGACCAGTCGAAGTGTGACATGTCCAATCCCAGAGAGCATTTCATCTGGGGTCTAAAGAATTGGCCCACCGTAGGTGGTGCTCCAGAGATTACGCACCGGAAGATCCTCGAAGATCGTTCGGAGCACCTCTCGGAGTGCGGCTTCGTGTGGGGTCCGTACTTGGCGACTCTCGCTGACGAGAACGGCATGATCCACGTTTCCCAACTGCCACAACAGAACCGGAAGTATCAGCCCCCGTTCCGGGGCGGTGACCACGAGTTCAACCCCGGCAAGTGGGTTCCGATGGAAACACCGGATCAAGTTCGACCACGTCTGGCTCCCGTGGAGAAGCTGACCCAGGACGAAGTTCAGTCCTACCTCCAGCAACTCCACGCGGCGGGCTACCTGAAAGACGGGCAGGTCCAACAGGACCGAGCTCGTGAACTCACATAGGAGGCACATTGAAGCCCAACGACCTTACATCGTTCGACACCAACGTACTTGGTGAAGCGTTCGACAAACTGATTGGAAACCAGCCTTGGTACAAGCGATATGCCAACACAGTGACGACCCTTGTCTTTACCGCGCTCCAGGCGCTGTGGCTTGCAGTCTCCCTGGGTGTAGACCTGCCGACACAGGCAGTGTGGGGTGTGGCCGGCCTTGTCCTTGTGGGACAGGTGATCGGTGTCAAGAAGACGAATAACGGTGTGACAGACGGATTGAAGGAGAAGGTCTTCAACGACCTGACCGGATACGTCGCTCGTGAAGGCGGTAAGCACCGAGCATGAGTAGCACCCTAGAGATTGTCGGCATGATCGCAGGCTCTGGGGTTGTAGGCGGGCTCGTCACGAAGGTTGCAGACCGGAAGTTGACAAGGTCCAGTGCGAACAAGATTGACGTGGACGCGGCCAAGGTCATTGCCGAAACAGCAGTGACCCTGGTCGGCCCCCTCAAGGCTGAGATCGAAACGCTCGCAGGACGAGTGGACACCCTGGAGACAAACCAGGACGTTCTCGTGGTCCACATCAAGGACATGCACCAGTGGGGCGACGAAGTCGCTCCCGGCGTTCCCCGCCCCGCAATTCCATCCATCATCAACATCTGACCAAGGAGGCTGGGTGACTACCCCAGGCGCATCGGCTCCAGACGGAGCATATGAAAACGGCAGCGACTATGGTTTCGACCTCACGGAAGAGACCGCTAAGGCAATGGTCACTCAGCCTTTCCACACCGCATACGGCGGTCTACCAACACAATTCAGGAACGGTATCGGATCGTTCGTTCAGCGGGCACTAGACGGCAACCCTGAGAATGACCCGACACTGGGAGAGATCGCAGACTGGTTCACCGGTTGGAACAAGGTTCACACCGCGAACGCGGCGAAGATCGTACAGATTGAGAACCGACTGGCAGAGGGTTCCACGTTCATAGACGACTTCGCTCGTCCGAACAACCGCAGTGTGCTCGGCAACGGCTGGCAGCAAGGCGGTCAAGGCCAGGGACTCGGCATCATCGACAACGCAGCTCGGGTGGATAACACCGAGGGTTTGATCGGTGTGGACTCTGGCCGGCGCTGGGCTATCTGCCCTGTGCTCGCAGCAGAGAACAACGTAGCTGTGACCGCTGTCGTAAACCCCAAGGGTGTGGCAACAGGCACCATGACCTCGCTGTTTGTCCGTGCCAACACCGGACTGACTTCGTTCGTCTACGCCAACGTCTATGGCCGGTCCTGCTACCTGGGTTACGGCACCCGAACAGGTGACTCGTGGACATTCACTGACTGGAAGTCCAATACAAACTACCGACTGTCGGAAGGTGCCAGCGTAGAGCTGTCCGCAGTCGAGAACGTCTACAGCTTGACAATAGACGGCGCTGTCGTCCTAGAATACGAAGACACCGCTGGAGTGATCCCGGTGGACGCCACTCGGCGTACGGTCGGCTTCGCATCTGAGACGAAGATCGTGAACCTGCTCCCCTCTTACTCGTGGGGTGTAGCAGCCTTCTCACACCGCCCCGTCCTGTTCGTGGACGTTGCAGGTAACAAGGAAGCGATTGACCAGGCTAACGAGGTAGCAAGCAACGCGGAAGCGGCTGCCGCAGCAGCAATGTCGGCTGTCGTTGGCTTGCAGAACGAGAACACCGGAGCATCGGTTGACGGCGTCGTGATCCGCGACGGGTTCGACGTACCAGGTAACAACCTGGGAGCTGACTGGGTCCAGACTGGTGCCGGCAACTTCGGCATCGGGGCTGACCCCGGACGAGCAATGATGGTTGCGGGTACCCCGCCGACGTCCAATACGACTCTGGATTACGTAGCGCGGCACAAGACCCCGTTGTCCACGGACAACTACAACGTGTCGGCAGTCCTGGCGAACAGTGGTGCTGACTACCCGGAAGCACGCTCGTATGTTCTCGCTCGGTGCAACGCGGATCTGTCGTCTTTCGTGTACGTCCGCTGGTCCCGGTCCGGTGGTGTGGAGCTGGGACGCGGTTCAGCTTCCGCGTCGAACGTCAGCGTAACTCCGTGGACCTCTGGCTCTCGCACGGTAGATGGTGGCGCTCACGTTGAATTGCGTTGTGTCGGTAACGAATACAGGGTCTACATCAACGGCAGTGCTCTGCTCTACTACAAGGATGCCGCTAACACGGTTCCCGTAGGACCGTCCAACCGGTACGCCGGCATCGGCGTTACTCGGTACGCAGACTTCTTTGCACAGCGACGAGACTCGGCGGCTATCGACAGTTTCGCAGCATCCGACACACTGGCTAAGGGTTCGATCCAGGGCACAGGCTGGTCGTTGGTTCGCACGAACACCAACAAGACCGCAGTCTCCAACGGAGCTGGCCCGGTGCCAGCCAACACCTGGGACACCGAACGTGTCCGCAACGGTGTAACGGTCGAGGATCTCGGCGCGGGCATCGTGAAGATCGCCAAGGATGGTTGGTACACGGTCTCCCTGAAACTGGGGCACACGCAGACCGCTTACATGTCCGGTGAGTACGGATCGTCTCGCTACGATCGGCAAGCGGTTCTGTATGTGGCAGAGCCTGATTCGTCTACGTTCACCATCGCCCGTAAGGGTGTCATGGGCGCTGACTGGGATGACGGCACATCGGTATCCGCGATGCTCTACCTCAAGGCCGGATCTCGAGTCCGGGCCGGTACGAACCACAACGGATACAACCCCGACATTGTCGGTGACGCATGGAACCGTTGCTACTTCGACGGAGCTCTCACGTCCAGCCCACAGGGCTTGCGCGGTGAGCAAGGTGAGCAAGGGCCTAAGGGTGACACAGGTCCGATGGGTGAAGGTCTACGGTTCGACTACTTCGTGGATCTGGCCTCGCAGCTCCCGGCTGCCGGCCCCGAAGGGGCTCACGCTCTGGTGAAGGAAAACGGACGGGCTTACCTGTTCAGCCAGGGCGCTTGGCAACAGGGCGCTCAGCTCATCGGCCCCAAGGGCGATCCAGGCAGCAAGGGCGACCCAGGTTCAAAGGGTGATCCCGGAAGCAAGGGTGACCCTGGCGTTAAGGGCGACAAGGGAGACACCGGTACCGCTTGGACCGGCACTCAGGCTGCCTACGATGCTCTGCCGTCCGCTACGCGGTACGCACAGGGCTTTGTGGCGGTGATCGTATGACCAAGCTCATGGCGCTCGGTGAGCAAGCGTTCGAGGTCTGGGTAGGCAACGGATCTACTGGTTCCCTGGCCCAGAAGGTGATGGTCGGGACTGGATCTAGTGCCGTACTTGCCTGGCAACGTCTCAAGGCGATCGCACTGACCAAGGGTCGAGTCACGGTCCCGCAGACCGCGTGGACCACACTCCTGGTCTCCACTGTGACCGGTACTGGCACAGGCAACTTCCAGGGGGTCTACTCCTGGGGTACCGACGTGTTGCAGTTCCTGTCGTTCACCCGCTCTGTTCGTCTGCTCGTGAACGGAACCCAGGTGGCGTACCAGACTGGCACATTCACAACCGGTGGTTGGGCTGTGACCCTGGAAACCGGACCGTACAGGTTCTACGAAGGCGACGTGGTCGAGGTCCAGGCGTACACCACTGGCACCAACCGTACGTCCGCTCGAAACGTGGACTCGTCCGCGCTCAACCTGACATTGATCTAGACACGATTCCCCCTCCCCTAACCGGGAGGGGGCTTTCGTCGTTTAAGAGGCTAGGCGCTCGTGGAGGTCTTCTGGTATCTGGAAGTGGAACGTGATTGCCCCGGTTGTCCGTCCACCGCGACCTCCGACTGTGCGACCCTCCACTTTCACGGCGGCGCGTATGCCGGCCTTCACCATGAGCTCCCGGCGACCGTCTGTATCTAGAGATTCCCACAATTCTCGGTAGGTCAGACCCGTTGGTTGCAGTTCAGTGCGTGCAGGTGACTCAGGTAACATTTCTAACCGGGCGATCTTAGAATCTAGGGCGCTGATTTGCTCTGTAAGACGTTTTCGAGCATGGTCGCTAGTGACTGCCCCGAGAAGGGGGGTAAGTCCGTCCATGAGGCGTACAGCCTCCTCTAACTCGATTTGGTGATTTTCAGCTGGTATATAGACCCTGGTGAGGGCTTCCGAGTCCCCAAGGTCGTTCAGGAACTGATTTTCGACCATTTCCTCTGCCACATCGGCATGGAATTGCTGTCCACACCGCTTCAAGCATTTGTAGTACCTATACATAACGCCCCGGCGCTTATCCATCTGCCTCTGGTGGTACATGTTGTCACCACACCCGGCGCAGACGAGCACCCCGAGCAACGGGGATGCGTCAACCCGGTCCATGTATTGCTTCAACGAACGGGCCTCCAAGACAGCTTGCACCCGGTTGAACTTCTCTACGTCGATCAGGGGCGGTCCCGCTAGGACCGGCTCCCCGTCGTCACCGAGCACAGTCCGTCCGTTGTGCATGATCTCCCCGAGCAGGGTCCGAGATCGCAGCAGAGACAACAGAGCTGTCACCGACCACTTGGCACCCTTCGTGGGCTTCCCGTTCCGGTAGCGGACGAAGTCGGCAGGCGTGAGAACGCCGCGCTCGTTCAAGCTCTTAGCGATCGCATTCGCAGACGTACCGGCAAGCACTTCGTCAATCATCCAAGCAAGCGTCACAGACGATTCAGGATCTGGCTCCAATGCCCAGCCTCCCGATGGGATCTCGACTGCACGGTATCCGTACGTTGGCCGGCCACCGGTCCAGCGACCCACTGAGACGAGTTTCTTACGGGACGCCTGAGTGCGTTCCTTGATCGCCTCCAGCTCTCCCTCTGCGACACCCGCGATGACGTTGGCGATCATTCGCCCAACCCAGGTGGAGAGGTCGAAGTTCTCGGTAACCGATACGATCACCTTCTCGTTCTCGGCACACCACCCCATCATCTTGTTGAGGTAGATCGAGCCGGTAGCGAGACGGTCCAGCTTCCAAGTGGCGACAATGTCCCACTGGTCAACTTTGGTCTTGTCGGTGAACCACGGACCCAGTCCGGGAGTATCGAACGGATCTACCGAACGGGACACGTCAATGTCCTCTGCCCATCCGATGATCTCGTGATCGTGTTGCTTAGCCCAGTTCTCCACGATCTCACGCTGGCGTTCGACCGACGTAGATTCTTCTTGGAACCGAGAGAGACGAACCCGACCGAGCACACGCATACGTCCATCGTACTTTGGCACTTCTACCGCTCCTGGAGACTGACCCCTGACGGGGGCTCCCCTGACCGTAAGGACGCCCTACGGGCGGCTAGACCTGTGGCCCTCGCTTTGTCCCCCTAGCCCTGCGGGCTTGTCCCAATGCGACCCACGGACCTAGCCCCTCACCGTGTCAGGCCAGCACAAGTAGCCCCATCTCGATTGAGACGTGGCTGGGCTGGACTCCGGCAGAGGTGGCGCCCCCTCAACCGAAGTGCCGCCCCGCGAGCTGGACGGACTGTGCGTACTCGCGCCCCGTTGGTTATCGTCGGACAGGAGAGACTAACGACGGTCCTGGTCAGCCCCCTGTGGGGACCAGAACGAAGTGTCGTATGATTCCGAACTACTGGGAACTCCAAAGTTCGGTTTCTTACAACACCTAGGAGAGTACACAAGCTCCGTCGTATGCACAAGTCGGATCTTCGGACGTTCGGGATCTTACAACTGTGCTAGGTTCGCCAGACAAACAAAAAAAGAGCCCCCCACCGGAGTGCGATCCAGTGAGGGGCGGAACACCTGAAAGGACCAGGTGCAGTGAAGAGCATATCGTTCAAGAAGGAATGGTTCTCCCCCTCCAACCTCGCAATAGCGGGATCGGTTGCGGTAGCAGGACTCTCGTTCTCCCTGTCGTTTACCGCGCTCGAAGAGCTGTCGGTACAGCACTACGTTCCAGCCGGCCAGGCTTGGATGGTGCCACTGATCGTGGACGGTCTGGTGATCGTCTCCACCATCGCATCCGCAGCCGCCAAGACACGCTCCAGACGGGTCTACGCCTGGGTGCTGTTGATCCTCGGAACCCTGGCATCCATTGCCGGCAACGTGACACACGCTTGGCTCCTATCGGGAGGCAATCCGATCGCCTGCACGATCGCCGCCACTCCCCCTCTCGTCCAGTTGGCAGTCTGGCACCTGACCATGATGCTCTGGCACGACAAGACCACGTCCAGCGTTGTAGCTGCCGCAGAAGAGATCACCGCAGAGGCAGCGGAAGAGAAGCTCGTAGCCGCTTGACTGCGCCCGACCTGTAACCCCCTGGAACGCAAAAAAGCCCCCCTCCCGGTTAAGGGAGGGGGGCCAGGGGTGTTGCTAGAACAGAGCGATGACGGTTGCGATGGTTCCCGCGATGGAAGACACCGCGACTACGTAGAGCACGGCGAGCAGCAGGTAGTCACGACCCGAGAACCAGGGATCGTTGTCGAGGATCGCCTCGGCACCGCCAAGCACTCCAGCGGTGGAGATGAAAGCGACGGTGGCAAGAACCAGGGCAAGGGCGAGCAGGATGAAAGTCATAGTTCAGATTTCCTTCGTGTTAGGTGTGATGATTCGAGAGATGCCAGCGCCAGCAATGAGTTTCGAGCAGGCGTAGCAGGGATCTCGGGTGATGTAGAGCGTTGCGCCGACGCAGTCTTTGCGATCGGCGTAGAGCAGAGCGTTTGCTTCGGCATGGACCGAAACGCAGTTGTCGTAGGAACTTCCGGGGGTACACCCCGAGATACGCCGTGGACACAGTTCACAGCCAGGCGTCCCAGCCGGGGAGTCGTTGTACCCCGTGGACCGAATCCGGTGTTCTTGGTCAACCAGGACAGCACCAACCTTGTCGCGCTCGCACGAGCTCCGAGCAGCGACGGCTTTGGCGACCCCAAGGAAGTACGTATCCCAGTCAGGGCGTTCAGGCGTGTCCGGGTTAACCCACTTGCCGTCTCGGATCTGGACAACCTCGTGTGGCCCCCAGCGTTGAGAGTTGTACTCGGCAGCGGCTTCCGCGTCGGCGCGGTCCCAGTGGCTGAATCCGACCGGACCTGTTCCATCGGTCTTGCGGATGCCCCACCAACCTTCGGTGCTGACCTCTTGGCTCACCGCATGGACCTCTCAGCCAGGGCACGTTCCAGAGCAGCCTCGTGGTCGTATTCCTTGGCTGCCAGATCGTCTCGTTCGATCTCCAGGCGTTCGTTCTCCTCACGGAGTTCGTTGATCTCCTGGACTAGATCGGGGATCGCCGCATAGGCGAATGTCAGGAGCTCCCCCACCCCTTCCCGGAAGAACCGGGCCAGGGTGGTCTCATCCTCGGCAACCAGGTCCAGAAACCCGAATGCGTTCTGAGAGAGCACAGCCCCACGGAGCTCGTCGGCCCCGTCGAGCACTTGCTGTAGTTGTTCGATGTGGTCTTGGCTCATCCGTTCACCTTCTGGTGTGCCTTGCGTGCCAGCTCGTGTGCCTCCACGAAGAACAGAGCGTCGTAGAACGTCATGTCGCGGGCGAGGATCACGCCCAGAACCGTCTCCACCCGGTAGGTGGCCGGCAGACCGATCGTGTCCGTGTCACGGACCACCATCAGGTCAATTCCTCGTGCGCTGACCGTCTCGAAAGACTCGGCCAACTTCTTCTTGAATCCCATCATTCTCTCCTGTCTATTGTCAAGTCAGAGGGCACAGCAATGCCCTCCGACCGTCGTTCTGGTTGTTACTTGAAGTGAGGCTCCAGTGCATGGTGCGAGTGCTCTATGTCCCGCAGCCTCTGTTCGATGTGTTCTAGCTCTGACGAGAGCTCTCTCTGTTGCCTGAGAACCTCCCGCTTACGGCGCTCCAGCTTGAGTTCCACCTGTCGGAGCTTCAACCGCAGCTCGTCACGTTCACGGTCTGAGAGTTCCGAAATCCGCTTCGTACTCATCCTTCGGATTTTAGTAGGAAGCACCGTACATGGAACCCCAGGAACGCAGTCCAACTTCTGGATCGGTTCCGATGAAGACCGGTCCCATTTCTTCGGCCATGAGCCGGCCAATCTCGGCAGCTCCCCAGTCTGCCTTGGCTTCTGGGACAGATGCCACAACCTCATCGTGGATTGGCAGACGCAGATACGGGGTAAACCCAGCATCGTGGAGCTTGAGCAGAGCTCGGCATGTCACGTCACGGGACGTGGACTGAACCATGTAGTTCAGGGCTGAGTAAGCCCGTGCCGGGTCAACAGGCAACCTACGGCCTGTCGGGGTGGTGATGTACCCTCGACGCCCCGCTTCGCTTTGTAGCTTGCGGGAGAACACCTTTACCTTCGGGTAGGTCTTACCGAAAGCATCGAGAACACTCTTCGCTGTATCGGCGTCGATACTTGCCTGCACTGCCAGCGCACCTGCACCACCGCCGTAGACGGTGAGGAAGTTCGCCATTTTACCGACCTTGCGAGGCACGCTCGCAGCGTCAGCGGTGATCTGGTGGAGATCCTTGTCATGCCGGAATGCGTCCAACATGACCTGATCCCCGGAAAGTGCTGCCAGAACACGGAGTTCCTGTGTCTGGTAGTCGATACTGGCGATCCGATGCCCCTCGTCAGCGAGGAAGCAACGACGGATCATCCAGTCACCAGACGGCAGTGTCTGAGCCGGGATACCGGTGATCGACATACGGCCTGTGCGAGCTCGTAGCGGGTTGATATTCGCGTGGCACCGGTCGTTGGAGTCACGCTTATCCAGAAACGTACGTACCCAGGTCTTCTCCCACTTGCCGGCCCGCTTCGCTTCGACTACAGCCTGTGCGAACGGGTCGCCTTTCTTAACCAGTTCCTCCAGAAGAACCTTGTCCACCTGACGCTTGCCGGTCTTCGTGCGACCGGGGATATACACCCCACGGGACTCAAGTACATCGGCCACTTGGTCTGTGCTGTTGACGTTCTCGCACCCGAACCCCTTGGCAACCTCCTTGTAGTGGTCACGCTCCTCCAGGAGCTGGGCTGACAGTTGCTCGCTGTAGTCCACGTCGAGAAGGAACCCAGTCCGTTCCATTATCGAACAGACCATAGCCACATCGTGTTCCCAGTCGATCAGTGGCCGTGCCGACGAAGGCACCATCGGCCAGAGCTTCTCGTAAAGCCGGTGAGCAAGGATCGGGTCCATGCCGGAATACAGTCGGTACGTTGGGTTCTCGTATTCGACTACCTTCCAGACCTTGTCCTTGGTGGTCTTCATCTCCTGGGCAAGGACTTTCATAGAGGACTTGACGCCCTCTGCAATCTCCTTGTCGATGTACTTCGCCGTGAGTTCCTCCAGGCTGTGCCCGGAGCCACCCTCTTCTCGGCCTCGTGGGTCCACCAGGTGAGCCAGGATCTTCGTATCAACGATCTTGTGCCACAAGGACTCCATCGGGATTCCCATTGTCTGCTCGATGACCTGGAGGTCATACGAAGCGTTCTGGAACACCAAGGTCTTCACGGCCTTGAGGGTTCGGACTACGTCCTCCACATACCGCCCACCTCGTTCTACGGGGATAATCCAGGACTCGGTAGAGGTTCCGAACTGAGCAACCCGGACACGGAACGAGTCCGAGTAAATGTCCAGACCCGTTGTCTCCGTGTCAGCCCCGAGACAATTGAGGTTCGCCCGAACGAAGTCCCGGAACCCGTCTAGATCGTCCTCGGTCTCTACGACATTGATTCTTACCGGTTGCCGGCTAACTTCATACGGGATGACCTGCAATTTCTCTCCTAGTGATAGGCACCAATCACGGTGCGGTAGATGGTTGCTCGGTTGACACCGAACATGTCCGCCAGCTCAGCGGTGCTGGCTTCCTTGCGTTTGTGCGCCAATCGAATGTCCCGAACGTCCTGGGGACTCAGCTTCGGACGGTTGTCGAACTTGGCTTTCAGTTGCCGTACTTCGGCTTTCAGTAGGTTGTTCTCGTTGTGGAGCATGTCGAGAGAGTCGAGTGCTTCCTCGTATTTCTCGATCAGGTCCAGGTCAGCTCCCAGTGCTGTCATTTGTCAAGTACCTTTCAGTAGGAAAGCGGCTCGTCGGGAATGTCAGCAAAGGTATTCGGGGCAATCTCCCGGAGCTGCCAAAGCAATTCGCTTGCCAACTCCCGGATCTCGGCGTCCGCTGCCTCGTGGTGACGGAGCCGGATGATGTGCTTCCAGGTCCGCATGTTGCCGGTGACGATCATCGGTGAACTGACACAGTTCGGGACTACGCACCGCGCAGCCTCTCGGGCTTCCTTACGTGCATAACCCTGGCCTTCCAGGATCTCCACAATGCGGTCGTACACGTCGTGGCCTTCGTCCAGGTGGTCACCGATCCCGTTACGAAGGAACCGGTAGTCCTCCAAGGTCGTCTCAGGGTTCTTGAGAACCTCTGCGATCGCCGGAGGGATATGCACCCCCAGCTTCCCAATGTCCACATACCGTTGTGAGACAACCGAGAACGAGAGATGCCGGTGACGCTCCAGCTCGGTCAGCACCGAGCGAGAGGCTTCGATGTAGAACGAAGCGGTGGCATGTTCCTCCACGCTCTCGTGCCCGACCTCGTGGATATGAGCCAGGTAGTCGCCGTTAGCGGCGGTAGCGGGATTGGGCCGCTTGAACGACAGGTAGCACAGCCGGCCAGCGAACTCAGCCAGTTCGTCGGCGTCCGTTTCCAGGTCTCCGAAGTCACCGAATCCGGGATCTTCGTAGCTGTCGTCGCGGTGCGTGGTGTAGCCGATCTCGCGCAGAGCGTGGCGGTTGATCTCGGTGTGTGCGATCAGTGTTGCAGTAGTCAAAGTTTCTCTCTCCGTAGGTAGTTCAGACGGGGAGGGGGTTCGATGCCCCCTCCCCCTGTCGTCTATTGTCAAGTAGACGTTATGCGCTGTCTATTGTCAAGTATCAGTTGACGAAGACAGGCTTGCACTCGTTGTTGCGATCGCCCGACTGGCAGACGAACATCTTGTACGGCTTGCCCGACTTCTTGGACACACCGGACATGTACTTCATCGGACCGTGGTCGCAGTTCTCCGTCTGGCCGTTAGGTGCCTCGGTGGCACCCTGCGGAGCCTGTCGGCCACCACCGGAACGCTGTCCACCGCCGCCGCTGGCCGGCGCGGAGCCCTTGTATTGGTCACCGTAGAACTTGGCAGCGCCCTGGGTCAGTTCCAGGATTTCCTTGAGGACTTCGTCCTGGAGAGCGTCACGGACCTGTTCCAGGCTTGCGCCTCGAATGACGGTCCAAGGTGCATCGAATCCCGTACCACCCTTGAGGGTTGCAGAAACTTCGAGGGAGGATGCGAGAGCGGAGGTTTCGGTCAAGGTAGCGGCTTCTTTCTTGGTTGCGGTGCGGGTGCGGGTTGCGGGCTTGGTGGGTTCGGGCTGTGCATCCTCGGACGGTGCATCAGCGAATGGGTCGTCTGCCATTTGTTCTCCTTGCTAGTTGGTAAGCGGAGGCCAGTTCCAGTGGCCTGGTGTGGGCTCTTCCGCAAAGTGGACTTCTTGGTTGAAGAACTGCCCGGTGGGGTTGAGTACACACAAGCCGACGATTCCGGCCTTGCGTACCTGGGTGATGATCGCTGCCCGTGGTTCGGGTAGGTACTCCCCTCCAGGTGTTCCGTACGACTGGTAGTGGACGATTCGCCCTACTGTCGGTTTCATTTGATCGGGCACGCTCCGTTCGCGCAGTTCTCATCGACTCCGTCGCCAATCTCCTTGGCAACAGCGGCTTCGTACTGCTCACGAGTGAGCCGTTCGTACGGTGCCTGGGGCATCGACGCATCAGGGAAGATCGTCGTGCCCTTGAGCAAAGGTGCGAAGTCCTGGAGGATCTCGCCTACTTGCTCGATGGTGTACTTCGTCGGGTCCAGGTTCGCCGTGAACGACACAGCGTTGTCGGCATAGGACACCTGGTAGAGCGCCTGGAACGCAAGCATCTCCTCCAACGTCAGCTCGTCGGCTGACTGGACGATCTCCTCGGCCTTCTCCTCACCGTAGATAGCGGCCACATCAGCAACCAGCGAGTCCTTGGTGGGGATAGCGACCACGTCGGTGTTCGCCGCGTACTCACACGGTTCCACGCTGTAGCCCATCATCCGGTAGGTAGCCAGGGTGGCTGCCTGTTCCGGGTCCACTACTGAGAATCTGATTCGACGGATGAAGTACCGGGAGAAGATCGGGTGGATACCCTCACTGACTCCAGGCATCTTTGCAATCGTGCCGGTGGGAGCAACCGTGGTGGTCTTGATCGGGGTCGGGATACGCAACTGATGTGCGTAGTCACGAGCCTCTGACTGGACCAGGAAACGGTAGATCCGCAGTTCCTCTCGGAAGTCCTCGTTGGCCGGCGCATCCGAGTAGCGGATGCCACGGAGAGCAAGGTGGGAGGCAACTCCCAAGTGCCCTACTCCGATTCGACGCTGTCGAGCAAGCTGATCCTGTTGCTTCGGATCGTTTACGTCACCAAACGTAGCTCGGATCAGGAAACGTGCAACCAGCCGGTGTGCTCGGTAAAGGCCGATGGTGTCCACATGACCGGTTTCATCCACGAACGCCGCCAGGTTGACGTGGCCCAGGTTGCAGTTCTCCCACGGGGTAAGAGCGATCTCACCACAAGGGTTCGTGCAGACCGCCCGTTCAACCTCCCCGTCGTTGGACAGGTCGGAGTTCCAGGTACCAGGCTCACCGTTGTTCAGTGCGCCCTTGGAGATTTCGGCCAGGACTTTCTTTGCGTGGACACCCATGTCGGTGTCCTCGTCGTCATCGGCGTTGTTCCAGAACCTCTGGTCAACTTCGACGGAGATGTTCGTGGTCCAGTGCTTACCGGACTGCGCCTTGCAGTGGATGAACTCGAAAATCTGTGGGTCATCCCAGCGCATCATTGCCATTCGAGCCGAACGGCGATTACCGCCAGATACAACACATTCCGCGAGATGATGGTCAATCTCCATCGCTCCCAGGCCGGTCAGCTTCTGCCCTGTGAAGTCGTTGAGAACGTCAGCAACGTCCATCAGCATCTTCGCCAGGGGCAACGGACCGGAGGCCGTGCCACCGAACGTCTTGAGCCGAGTTCCTCGGCCACGAACCCTGGACACATCGAAGACACGGTAGGTGTGCTCAACCACGTCCCGGTAGAACGTATCCACCAGCTCCACCAACGAACCAGACCAGCCTTCGCGGCTGTCTTCCACCTCGTAGGCACCGACCCAGTCGGAGTTGTAACGCTTGGACAGGACGCCAGCCTGTTCCAGCTCGTCATAGTCGGGATGCGAAGGGTCACATACGATCTCAACCGAGAGCGTCTGTTGCACCTCGGGGTACTGAGAGAGGTAAGAGTTCGAGTAGTTGGCCCCGACTCCACCGCCCTCCATCAGGCGCATGAACGTGAACTCGAAGTGGTCACTCAGCGTCTCGTTCCAGTGGCTGACGTGGCAGTTGAAGAGGTATTGCCTGCCTTTCACCCCGCTTGCCCAGAGATGCCGGCCAGCGGGCAGGATCTTGAAGTCCCGGATCATTTCAACCAGCTCGTCTCGCTCATAGGGAGCGTGGTAACGCTCGTCTACGAGCCCAAGGTTGCCGTCCACGACCCGTTCTACGGTTTCCGGCCAGGTCTCTTTCGTACCATCCGGCTTGGGCCGTGAGTACGTACGGTTGTAGACCAGCTCTCCTTGTGGTCCCCAGTTGATCGGTTCGTCTATTGTCAAGTGTCTCTCCTAGTTGTAGATGCCGCAGTACATTTCGCGGTCTTCCTTGGGCCAGTTATCGACCCGTGCAGGTCGCTGTCCCTTGTGCAACGTGGGATCTACCCACGAGCGGTACATGTCGCCGCCAGGGATTCCCTGGAAGGCTGGGTCGAACAGTGAGTTCATCAGTTGTCTTTCGGCTCGATGGTCAGTTCTTCGGTACGTGCGCCCGGACCACCGCTCATCCGGTGATCTGCACTGTTTCGCTTGTGGACCGTGTTCACGAGCTCGGTGAGACTCTCCAATGCCCGAGTCAGAGCCTTCCGGTCAGCACCGCTTTCCAGAACCTCACCGTCTGCATATCGACGGAGGATCAAGTCCAGGTGCCGAGAGTTCTTGGACGACAGAGCTTCCAGCCCGTCCATGACGTCCATGACCTCTGCCGTGATCTCACCCGGTTGAGTGAGGATTCGCCCCAGTGAACCTCTGACTTCGTCCACCGAGTAGTGGAACTGCCCTGAGAACACCTCGTAGTCGGCTCGTTCCTTGCCTGCCTCTCTGTGAGCTAGTCGTGCGATCTGTGCATACTGATCGTCACCCTTGGCTTCCAAGAGAACCCTGACCGTGCCAGGGCTTTCCAGGATGTGTTCCCAGAGTCGTTGTTCCAGGTCATCGGCTTCGATGATCCCCGACCAGAGGCGCGAGACATTCTTGGCTGCTCGCACCACCTGTTCTTTCAGCTCGTCGTAAACGACCAAGCTACTGTCTATTGTCAAGTCCTACACCTCCCAGGTGAATCCATCGACGGTGAAACGTCGATTCGAGATCGGAACTAAGGTGGGCTGGACGTGTTTGCCGTCCACCTTGAGCACCGCGAATCCTGTCTGCCAGTTGCCGGTACCGCTCTTGAGATAGCCGGCCTGTTTCATGTCCATCAGGTTGCCAACCTCGACGCCCGAGACGACGGTGGAAGCACCGTCATATCCCGTGGTGTGCGAGGAGTAGCCCAGCCTGTGCGTATGACCCATGACAACCGACTTGCCGAACCGCTTGGCAGCGTTCAGCGCCGTGATACCCGAAGTCTGATTGAGCCGGATACCGCCCCGGTGTCCATGCGTCGTAACCCAGTTGGGGGCTACGTCGTAGAACTCAGGAAGGACGCTGACACCGAAACCATCGAAGTCCAGAAGCACGTCCATATCGAACGTGTGCTGACCAGAAAGAGCGGGGGCATACTTGTCTAGGTAGACCCTCGGTCGTTCGTCGTGGTTGCCCTCATGTACCCCTACGGGGCCGTCGAAGACCTCACGAAGCGGACCCAGGAACCTGGCCTTGACTGCCTCGGCGTCCTGGAACACCGAGCCCTCGAACTCTGCTCTCGTTCCCTTGGTCCATCGGGAAGGCTGCGGGAAGTCTGCAAGGTCTCCGATGTGGATAACCTCGTCTGGCTGGTAGTCACCGATGAATCCGATGACCGCTTTCATTGCCTTGCGATCCTCGTACGGGATCTGAGTGTCAGATACAACGACGATGGTCTCAGGCACGGGCACCTCGAAGGATCTCCGTGAACGGACCGGGTACTTCATCGAACGTCGGGGTGTTTCGGTACCAGGCTTCGCCTGCCGCATCGGTGATCTGCGTACCCTCTGGTACATCTTCCCATCGGTCCCAGACACGCGGACGCGGGGTTCTCGTAGCAAGCTGACGTTGAAGCTCTCGCTCCACGAACCACTTCGCCTTGGTGAGATCCTCGATCGGATCGCCCTTCACGACTCCGTCGAGCCGGGTTGACCTGCCGATGTACTGCACGGCCTGTGCGCCGTTGCCGTTCAGATTCTCCGTAATGTCGATCATCTGGGCACCGTTCGAGAAGCCCTGGTACACATCGGGATTGATAGCGTCGTTCAATTTCTCTCCTTGTTGTCTATTGTCAAGTGGCAGAACAGGGTTAGTTCAACCACCAGTCTTCGATGGTGGGTTCGGGCAGAAGCCCGTTGTCGTGCAATGCTTTCAGCTCTCCGAGCTTCTCGGGGATCAGACCAGACCAGTGGTCACCGTTGGACACAATCACAACCGGCGCAGATCCATAGTGGAGTACGTCCATGACGAACCCTCGTGCGTCTTCGTCGGTCGAAATGTCCTTCTCGATGAACTCGATACCGATCTCGGTCAAGGTCTTCTTGGTCAGCCGACAAGGCTGGCAGGTCGGGCTTGAGAACACGACCACCTTTGCGATCTCGCTCATGCGACAACCTCAAGCTCTTCTGGCCGCATCGGGAAATGGTCGCCTTCGACGGTGATCCCGATGAATGACTCGGAACGGGTGTCCGTAATCTCGAAGACATAACCTTCGGGGGCACCGATCGGATTCTCCAGAACCTTGACCTTGTCTCCGACATTGAGTCTCTGGAACTCGGTCACCGCGTATAGCCAGGCTCCGTGGTGTGGTACTTCGATTCGGGTGAAACCAACAGCTCCCAGTCGCTTTACGACTGTGCCGATCAGACCCTCGGGTGTTCCGATGTTGTTCTCCAGGATGACAACTTTGTCCCCGGCTTCTGCAATGCTCATTCGATCCTCTCGTGTAGTGCTTGTGGTCCCTCGCTCATGACCAGGGAGTTCACGTCCTCCCCTTCTGGGCAGGGGATGATCCGTGCGTTTGGTAGTGACTTGCCGATGGTCTCTGCGAACGCTCTCCCGGCGTCGTCGCCGTCCGTGAAGACGAAGACCTCTCGGTATCCAAGGAACGGCCCTCGGAAGTGTGGCTTCCAGCTCTGGGCTCCAGGCACGCCTACGGTCGGAATGCCGTAGAGCGTGGCCGTGAGGGCGTCCAGCTCGCCCTCTGTGATGCCCACTGCCGGAACAGGTTGTAGCAATGCTGGAGTGTTGTAGAGCCGGGGCGTATCGCCCGGTGCTGTCATGTACTTACCGTGACCCTGGTGCTTGTGGTTCTCGATACAGCGGAACCGCATCGACACCACGTTCCAGCCTCTTCGCGGATGCCACCGCAAGTACGGGATAGCCAGGAACCCTCGGTACATGTCATGTCCAGGGAGCGGGTCTTCCACGTAACCGAGTCGGAACTTCCCGATTGAGTCCGCCACCGACGGTTCTAGGAACCCCCGGCTTGCTATGTACTCTTCGGCCGGCGAGCCGGGTAGAGCCTGTGCGTACCTTGTTGTTGCCTCCTGGAGATAGCTCCTCTGTGATTCGGACAGCTTCTGCAAAACTCACCTCTTCCATGTGTCTAATCAGTGCGATTGCGTCACCCTTGACTGAGCACGCGAAGCACCGGTATGCGTTGTGTTCGTACGAAACCGCTGCGGAGGGACGGGTTTCCCCGTGGAAGGGGCAGGCAACAGAGATCCATTCCCTGCCCGTATCCATTGGGGGTTCCCAGTCCTCGAAGTACCGTTGGATCACCTGAACGATCAGGGTGTCCTCTGGTGCCATGTAGTTACGCCTTGACCTCGGTGAACGGTGCGTAGTCGTTCGGGTCCGACCACACGAAGTCGAAGTCGGCGGGATCGGTGCTGGAGTGGTTACCAAGTCCCCATCCTTCGTCCTCGAAGAACTTCCAGGGATCGCCGTCCTTGTCGGTGACGTTCAGGCTCTGGGGAACGCTCCAGAGGTTCTCGAAGACGCGAGGCTTGTTGGCCTCGGCGGCTGCCTCGGCTTCCTTGCGCTCAAGCTCTGCGACCGTAATCAGCGGGAGGTCAGAGCCTTCCGGGTAGCCACGCCAGGTGATCCACGATCCACCTTCGCTACGGAACAGGTTCGGAACGCTCTCCGGCGTAAGAACCCATCGCTGCTTGCTGATCTCGTTGACCAGCTCGACGCCGAGCGGAAGCTCGCTGTCTATTGTCAAGTCAGCGACCGGTGTCGATGCCAAGACAAGGTTCTTCGGGTCAATCCGCTGAGAGCTGTAGCCCGACTTGATCTGCACGTCACCGTTGACGTTGGGGAGGCTGGCTACCTCCACCTCATCACCAACCTTGAACGAAACAACCTGCCCCGCAGCGAAAGAGGTCAGTCCGGTCAAGCGAACCTTGGTGCCGATCTTGAAGCCTGCAACAGCGAGACGATCGACATTGACGTAGCCGACACTCGTCTCGGATTCCACGCTGTAGACGTAGAGTTCGTTGTCGTAGTCAGGCTCCGTACGATCAAACTCGGGAATGTAGACGAGCTTGCCTGCCGCTCCACCCTCGGTGACTCGGTAGATGGTCTCGTGGTTGAAATCGACGGTGCCGGTGGTGCCTGCGATGATTGCGGTCATGTGTGTTTCTCTCCTTGGTTGGTCTGTCATTTGTCAAGTGTGTGAATAGGCGCAATCCGTACGCCTATCACTTCAAGTGCTGGAGGCGATGCCAGATAGTCAATCGCCCGTTGGAATGCATTGGGGTCATCTCTCAAGTGCCCCAACACATCTCGATTGCAAGACTTACAGAGAAGTCCTCGGACCATGCCTGTTTCATGGTCATGATCTACCGAAAGCCGTTTCCGGCCCGTGCCTTTGGCACGCTGGCAGAAGTAGCATCTCCCACCCTGGAACTCGTAGATCGCCTGGTATTCATCCTCGGTGATCCCGTACGTGGTGGTGATGTGACGCTCACGAGCAGTAGCCCTTCGTTGTTGGCTCACGGCGCGGTGATGCGTCGTACATCGCGGACCTGGGTGAGGTGCCGGCCTTCGGGTGGTTACACCCTCGGCCAGGCAATCCTTGCAGGTACGCGGCTTAGTCACTCGTCGTCTGCCACCAGGCCAGCGACGAACTCTGCACCGAACAGCGATTCGAGGAAACGCTTCTCCTGGCGCTGGCGGTACTCGGTCTGAACCTCTGCCAGGAGCTCGGGGTTCTTCACCGACAGAATCTCTGCGAACGACTCCGAAACGTCGCGGAGCGCCTCGACCTCGATCTTGAGCTTCTCGACGGTGTCAGAGAGCGTCGAAGTTGCTTCCTGAGTCAACCGCAGGTTCTCGTCAATTGTCAAGTCAACGTCAGCGAGGAGCTTCGCCTGGACGTATTCGAGGAACTCGACGCTGCTCATGTTGGCGGTGGTTGATTCCATTGTTGTCTCTCCTAATCCCAGATGCTGGGGGTTGTGTTGGGTTGATACGAGTCCGAACTGTCCTCGGTCTCGTTTCCAGGACCACGACTTGTGTCGTCCTGGGCGTCGGTGATGTTCATGTACTCACCTTGGAAGTCCAGCTCGACAATGTCGTTACCAGACGGATCAGCCTTCTCTGCACGGTTTTTCACCGTGGAGACACAGATCGTGTCAGGGCCGTATTCACTTGATTGCTTGTGCAGCGTGAGGACCATCTCTGGTACTCGGGTGATCTGACCTTTCACGCCCGAGAGCGGGATCGGCTTGTCGGCATCGTTGTACGTGCCGGTGACGTGGTGTAGACCCACCACGCAAGACTCAGTGAGCCTTGCCATGTCGTGCAGGTAACTCATCAGGTCTTCCAGACCGGAGTAACCTCCCTCTTCCGAGCCTCCGATCAACACGTCCAGGACGTTGTCAATCACAATCAGGTCGGGGAAGTCTCCGTAGGTCTCGAAGTACGATTCGACCTCGTCTTCGATGATCTGGATTGTTGGGGACGAACTGTAGTTGAACCGGATCGGTACCGATGACAACTCTTCACTGACCTCGTCCAGCCGGTCTTCGATGACCAGCTTCGTGGACTCCTTCACATGCTTGTCCGCCAGGATGGAAACCGAGCGGGTGAGCTGAACGAAGGCGTCCGAGTCAGCAGAGAAGTACAAGGTGGCAACTCGTGCCTTGAGTGCGTAGTTCAAAATGAACGCGCTCTTACCTACGCCCGGTCCAGCGGCGACCAACGAGAGTTGGCCCCGCCGAAACAGCGTTCCCTTCTGACCCAGCGAGGACCAGACTGCCGGTAGCGGCTGTCCTGCCTTGCCCCGCACTGTCGCGGATTGCAGAAGGGTGTGCAATCAATCCTCCTTCACAGTAGGTACGGGCGATCTCTTTGGATCGCCAGGTTGAGAACTCTTGTGTGGACTTCGAGAGCCCTCATCAGAGCTCGTGGATGCTTGAATCCGAACTTCTCGGCTAGAACGGCAGACTTAGCGCCGGCCTTCTTGGCTCGAATCAGTGCGTGTCCCTCGTGAGGGACTTCGCTGGCCGGCTGCTCTCGGCAGACCGTCATGAAGTCCTCGAACGTGAGGTCCGAGAACTCCCTCTCAACACTTCCCAATCTAGTCTCTCTCCTGTCTATTGTCAAGTTGGGTTATCGGACATGAAGACTGCGGCGAGCAGACCCGCCGCCAGGTAAAGCCAGGCCCAGACCGGGATGCTCACAGCTTCCGCATCCCCGCCACGACCAGCAGAAGTCCGCCCAGCACAACGATTACGCTCACCGTTGCCAGTGCGAGGAACATGGTCGCTTTGAACGTCCACTTGATTGCCTTGCCCATGCTTCTCATGTACTGAACTTACCTCGAATCTCTGTCATTTGTCAAGTTGAGGGTTAACGAACTTGCACGACAGCGCCACTGGGCACCTGTCGCAGTTCTTCGGATCTGTTGTCGGCGGAAACTCTTCCGCCAGGATCTTCTCGTTCACGTCGTGGAACTTCTCTCCGACACGTTCTGTCGTCCACTCGGTGAGGTCATAGTCCTTGGTTGGCTTGCCTGTCTTGCCCATCCAGTAGTCGCCCACCAACGGGCGCTCAATGCCGTACTGGACCTCCAGAGCTGCCGCATACACGCCGAGCTGGAAGTCGTCCCCAGGCATCGCTCCGGTCTTGTTGTCCCGGACTCGAATCTCTCCGGTGACCTCGTCTTGGACGACAAGGTCGATGAATCCCTTGACCTGAACTCCTCCGAGTTCTACGTCGAACGCGATTTCTACTGCCGGTTCGCCGTCTGGTGTGATCCACGCCTTCTCGTTGGGATGGTCCTGGTACCAGTCTTGGTACTTGCCACACTGCTCAAGCCCTACGCCGTACCGACGCTCCACGTCCGCTTCGCCCCGGTACCTGCCAGATGCAAACCAGAACTCGAAGTTCGGTGTCTTCTCGCAGAGCTCGCCTACGTCGTTCGCATACTCCTCTCGGTACACATCGTGCATCTCGTCAAGGCTCATAGTGCGACCCGAGAGTTCATACCTCTCTGCCGCCGTGTGGAACGCTGTCCCCATCGGCAACCAGGCTGCCGGCCTCTGCCAGGCTCGCTCTACTCGCTGTAGGTACCAGGAGTAGGGGCACTGCAAATATGTCTTGACCTGAGAAACACTGCGGTGCTTCACTTCATAGCTCAATCAAACTTCCTCCGTAATCTCGTAGACCGTTGTACGCTTTCGTCCGAACATGAAACTGGGATCTAATTCTTCCTCGTCACTGGTCACCACGAAGGGGGCGCTCGCAAGCGCCTCCCTTACCGGTTCGAGCCAAGGATCATCATCTACAACCAGCAGGCTTCGGGTAACTACCATCGTGTTGCCTTCTCGTGAAGCGTGGAGAAAGGTTTCCACGTTGACCTCGAAGTACACCGTGCTGTCCAACACCCTTGCTCCTCTATATCTCGGGCAGCACCGGTGGGATCTTCCACAGACGCCTACCCTCCTCCGTCAGCTTTGTGTACTCGTTCACTCGGATCATGAGATCCCCGTCTTTCTCTTCCCTTGGGCGCAGCGCAAATCCACCGAGCTTGGCGAAACCTGGTGTGCCTGGAATGTTCGGATCGAACTCCAGGACCGAGTCTTCTTCCATCAGCTTCTGGTAGAAGTTCCGTAGCCGAACCAGTTCGGCCTTGTCCATGCCGACACCGCCAGTTGCCATGTACTCGGCATGATTCCTCATGTTCAGGTAAGGGCTCTGGGGGTTCATCTCGACAGGAACTTCCCAGGGGAAGTGTTCCAGCATCTTCTGTCGAGGCGTCTTCGTGCCTCCGTACGTCTTGATAATCCAAGAGACGTACTGACGCGTTACGCCGTACTGCTTAGCGATCTCCGACTGTGTGAGGCCCTTGTTCTTCAAGGCTTCTACCTCAGCCAACGTGAGCTTCGGTTCGTCACTGTCACGCCTGTGCTTTTTCGACATACTTCTCTTCCTATGTCAGGTCAATGTACTCACGATGGAACCCTTCTGACTGTCATTTGTCAACGAGACCGAATGGTAGGACACGGTTGTAGTTCAAAGCAAGATCACATCTCGATCTTGGCCGTGACCTGCATCTACCCTGTCCTGCAACGGTATTCGGTACTTGGAGTACCACTATCTCCCGTGCGCCCATCCGGTCACCACCGATCCTCCAGACGGTGGGTTGACTCAGCCGCTCCTAGCCTCTCTATCCAGACCTTCCCCAACCTTCCCGACCTCCTAAAACTCATGGAGGTCAACAACTTTGGTTCCACCTGACTAAGAGCAGCAATGCCTTATGGCATTCAGAAACCTTCCCGAGGTATCGCTTGCATTACCCAACTCCAAGCGAAGTTTTAAACCCCTGTTTGCCTTCGGCCATAACTCCGACCGCTTGTCAGATCGTTTATCCGACAACAATTATCGACTACAGGGTTGTTTCTTGGGTGGCTCAGAGCTTGCTACAAAAGCTGTCAGTAGTCAAGTCTAAACAACCCAGGGACCGCCGTCTATTGTCAAGCGACGGTCCCTTAGGTTCTCCGCACTATTTCTCGATTCACCCGCTGCTAGGTGCAACGGACATATCCGACAAACTGTCCGGCTCGTTACTGCTCGTGGCGCGGCTCACACGTAGACCTCATCCTCGCTGAACCAGGCATCAAACGCCTGTTCAAGCTCCTCGAAGCGAGCGATAGCTTCTGCCTCGGTGGAGTAAAGCTCGGGATGCGGGAAACCGTGATCGTCCTTGCGGTAGATCCATTCACCAACCAAACTCGTCAGATCAAACGATTCCTCGTCAGCGAGAATCTCGTGGAACGACTTGCCAACATCTGGCAGGTCGGATTCTTGTATAGACAAGCGGGCGTAGCTGCCCGTTGGGGCGTCCACATCGCCTCCCCATTCTTCATCCCAAGACTCCATAATCATGGCTTCCAGCAGGAGCTCAAGCGTTGTTTTCACAGGAGCACCTCAAGACCCTTGGTGATCGTTTCCTGGAGCTCGGTGCGTGCCGAGTTCACAGCTTCGGCAATCATGTCGTCCAGGTAGTCCGAGTTCGTCAGAGGGTCCAGCGGCTCCGCTACTCCAGGGAAGAACCCAACCTCCACGCCTCCAAGGTAGGCAGTGCCCATTACGTGGCCGTTGAATCGTGCCTCCACGATCAAGACTACGAAGTGCCACTCGTTGTTCTCGTAGGCTTCGATGGTCTGATCGTCGTAGACCTCGTCACCGTAGAAGTCAGGTCCAACGTCGTCGTAGATCCAGCCAGCTTCGATCTCGAAGCCTGCGACCTCACCAAGGGACTTGCTCTCAATCATTGTCTTACCTTTCGTTTGTGTGTGGTTGCCATGTAGACAGCCCCGCGCCAGGTGCCATAGCTCCTGGCCCGAGACAATCCGCACGTCAGTTGTCAGGGCGCTCGATTTCGATGTGCTGCCCTTCGTCCAAGCCTTCGCAAGCCCAGTTCTCGGACTCCAGGTGTCCAGCTGTGACGGCTTCTGCCGCTCTCATGTGACCGGTGCCCATCATCAGGTTTGCGTAGGCGTCAGTTTCCATGCACGTCATGTGCGTTCCCAGGTCGTACGCAGTTTCCGAGCAAGAGAACATGGTCACGAACTCTGCAATGGGATCGGAAACAGTGGTGGTGGTCTCGTTGCTCATGTCATGCCTTCCATTGGGTTGGAAGCTCTCCACCGTTGGAGAGCCAGTTGTCGAGTGCTACGGCTTCGCCGGCAATGGCTTCGTAGAGCTCAAGTAGGTGGTCGTAGTGGTCGGCACACTCACCTGCCGAGTGCTGGTAGTCCTCGTCGGCGTGGTACTCAGCGATCGCTTCATCCACTAGTCGCTGCCGTTCCCGGATCTCGGCTATCGCTTTGGTCGGGTCGTACATCACAGCTCCTGTTCGCCTCGGATCAATTCGCAATCCCGCTGAACGCAGCTCTTGACTTCGTCAGGCAGCGAAGACCAGGAGGCGTACTCTCGGTACGCTCTTCGCCGGTATGCCTTGAGATCCCAGATGTTCATCTCTCCCGAGATACCGAAACCACTTGGGCTCATAGGGTTCTCGCTCATGCCTCGGTACCAGACCCACAGATTGCCACCTGTGATGTGCGAGACATCGTTGTAGATCACCGTGTAGCGATCCCATGTCTTCCCGCCGTTGTCGTAGATCGCCAAGACTTCTAGCGGGCAATCTTCGTCAAGGAACCGCTTGGGGGCACGCCTCGGTGCGTACTTTCTCATGTCTTGTCTCCCTTGATACCTGATAGGACAGCCCGAGAGACTTGGCCTTCTATTGTCAAGTCTCCAGGCAGAGCGATCAGATAGGACGGAACAGGTAGGTCGAGTAGTTGTAATCGACCTCTGTGTAACCTTCGTAGCCAAGGTCACGGGCGAACGCTTCGTAGTTGAAGTAGTTCTGGAAGGTCTCGCTTACCCCATCGAAGATCCCGCAATCTTGTACGTAGTCGTAGGCGTAGTCTTCGAGGTTCGTCTCTCCGACGTACTCTTCCTCGAAGCGAGAGACCATGTCTTCCACGTCTTCTGGAGTCTCCAACCTGTCTGAGCTCACACCTGCGATGTACGCGCCGAGAGCATCACCGTGCTCAGTGAACGCTTCGTGAAGTGCGTAGAGGAAGTCAAACCATGCCCACTCGCTGCCCAGCTTGAACGGGCCGAACCCTTCGTAGTCGTGGATCGCCCACTCTTCCGCCACGTTGCCTTCCTCCGCAGCAGTCGGAGACTTCGAGAGCATGTCTTCGACAGCCGCCGTCAACTCTTCGTGGTCGGCGTAATCGTCCAGGCTGAACCAGTCTCCATGCAGGACACCAGCGTTGTAGTCGGTGAGCGATGCCACGTAGATGCTTGCCATGATGGTCTCTCCAATTGTCATGTCTTACTGGGTGGTTGCTACTTCCAGGTAGCACCGCCAACCCTTGTTCGAGACAAGGGCGACGGAACCTGCTAGACGTAGTTCTCTGTCAACTCTCCGTTGGAGACCAGCGGGACCAGATCCCCGATATTCATTGCCCACGCCTCGTTTTCGAGGTTGGTCTCCCACTCGTCAAGCTCAACCCAGAGCTCGTAGAACGCGGCTCGTGCCTCCGTTGCCGAGTCGAACTTCTCAACACTTCCGATACCGTCCGAGTTCTGTCGGTACAGGTAGACACCGATCATGTCTTCGTCAGAGAGACCGTGGCCCATGCCTTCACGGTCGAAGAGCTCAAGCCATAGATCCACTTCGTCATGCCTGATCTCTGCCAGGGCGAAGAAGCCTGTAGGTGCATCGCATTCCCCAGCTTCGAGGGTGAACCATCCGTGGTGCATCGTTGCGTTGCGGAACAGGTCGTACAGGTCGGGATGAAGCATGATTTCTCCTTGGTTGTAGAACTGGCGATCAACCCGAGAGACTTGATTGTCTATTGTCAAGTCTCCAGGCAAAGCGTCAGTGCCAGGTGAGGTTCGAGAGACGAAGGTCGAAGGTCAGAGCATTCCTCCACGGGCTGCCGATCGTGACCACAGTTCCGAGTCGAGCCTTCATCCACTCAGCGATCTCTTCGGCGTTGAACTCGACAGCCGAGTCGTCAATCATGTACGGGTAGCCACCACCGCAGTTGTTGTCCACGATGCCTGACCAAACCAACTGGGTAACAATGTCTTCCGCAGCATCGGAGAGCTCTTCGATCTCCAAGGCTTCCCGAACCTTGTCGAGGGTGTCCGACTTGCCATAGCTCTCCCAGTGCTCGTCAATGAACCGCTGTTCGATCTCGGAAGCAAGGCTCTCGTCCAGGACCGGGTAGCTCTCCAGGGCGTTCAGGGTCTCGACCAGGTCATGCGGTGCCATGCCTTCGTCCAGGTGCAGGGCAATCGTGTCGTTGTTCGACCAGGGCGACGGAGCGAAGCTATCCAGTTCGCCCCAAGCCTCTTCCAGCGTCTCGTAGTTCGCCACGATGTAGTAGCAGTCGTAGCCGTGGATCTCGTTCTTCACAGCGTGATTGATCGTCATCACGTCTTCGTAACCGGTGTGGTAGTTGTTGGCGATCGAGACCAGGTGATCCATCTGCTCCCAGTTGTCGCCGTACTCCTCGTCCATGACTTCACGGACCGTACGTGTTGCCTTGCGAAGCTCTTCGAGGAACTCGTCAGGCTCAGCGAAGAAGAGCTCGACAACCGTTGTGCCGGATGAATCCTTGGCTTCGTAGTGCCCAAGCATCACGTCTTGTTCGATCGTGAGCCCAGCCTTCGCAGCGTAGTCCGATACCTTGGTCATGTTGACAGTCATGTCTTGTCCCTTCGATGGTTGCTTGGTCTTGCTGAGTGGCACTGGCGACCTATGACGGTCGTAGGACTCAATCCTCCAGTGCCCGTTGCTTATTCGCAGATCGGAAGCGAGGGGTCAACCCTCGGAGCTCGTGACAGTGAGCCAGTGGAAGCTAGGACGTATGTCCAATCCTCACAATCGGTCTCGACCATCGGACCGCAAACCTTGTTGCCCATCTCGGAGCAGATCCAGCCACTCTCGTCTTCGTCAATGACACCGTCAGCGTTGTCATCACCAGGCAACGTGAAGCCCGCTTCGATCATCCCTTCGGGATTGTCTTCCCAGGTCAGGGGCACCGGAGGTGCCGTGATCTCAGCCGATAGCTCACCACCGATCCCGAGGCCGGCAGCGATGGAGAGGACGATTCCGGCAAGGAGCTTTGCAACGATCATGTCTTGATCCTGTCTATTGTCAAGTGGAAGGGCAGCGGAAAGCTATCAGGACACGTAGTGCCTGGTCATGGTGTACGTCCACCGTGTGCCGTCGTCACCAACGACGTGATAGGTGATGTGCTCAGCCAATTCGCTTGTGCCCTCTGGGCACTCGGTCCTGATCTCTTCGACAGAAGTCTCAACCAGGTCACCTTGTGACATAGCGAAGGCTATCTCGCCCATCGCATCAGCGGCTGTGATCTCACGCTCATGGCTAACACCATCCGAGAACGTGATGTGCCGAGTTACTTCGCTCATGTTATCTCCGATCCTTGTCTATTGTCAAGTCTGAGTGCCTGGTAAAGGATTCGATCCATACCTCACGGCCTGCCAACCAAGGCAGTACCAGGCAGTCTTGCTGGGGGTTCATCTCACCACTGGTTACCTACCGGCTCCCATTCTTTCAGGGCTACTCAGCGTTCCCGATCACGTCTCAGGTGATCTTGCCTAGGGCGTCGTGGCGTGGCCTTGTCATGACCCGCTCATCCCTAGACCCGTATCAGGGTGATTCCCGTTATTCAATTCTCAAAGACCATGTCCCGTATCGACTCTCGCAGGGTCAAGCACCTTGGCTTTGTCATCCCTGTCCGACCCGCCGGACTCGGTGTTGCTCTCAACCTTAGCTCCTCGGCTTGACTATTGTCAAGTCCTGGTTTGAAGCTAACCGGAGTCTCTCGACTCCGTCGTGGCAAACTCTAGCAGATCAAGTTCTGAGTTGCAAACTCGCTGGTCAGTGACTGTTTCTCGGCTAATCAGGTCATATTCGACGGTACGTAGTGTTGTTGTGCAATGCGACTCTCAAACCCCGCTGTTGCGTAGGGTTCCCGCACCATCTCGACCTAGCCAAGATCAAGCCGTTGACCAGCAAACTCGCTGGTCGGACGTACAAAGCGCCCGAAGGTTGATCTGGTAGAGCGTGCCACTGTTGAGTTGTTCAAAGATCATGTGATCGACCGGAGCCGATCTGGGAACTACCTTACTCGACGGTCTGTCTGTTGTCAAGTCGGTGTTCCAAGCGAATCAAGCGACTCGCTGGAATGAATCTAGCAGATCATCCCGAGCAGGTCAACTCGACCGCTTCGCCAGTCCAAGTCGGCGCTGAAACCATCATGCCCTACCGATCGACTGTTGTCAAGTCGTCCGATCGAGCGGTGTTGGCGATCTCGCTGCCAACAGAAACCACACTACACGACCCTCCAGAAAACACCAAATCGCCTGGTCAGAGGGGGTTTTTGCCCAGGATCATAGGTCGGGCCTCCCCCGTGGTGGGAGGGGAACACGGGGGCACGCGCAGGGGTACGCGCGGGAGGTACCCCCCTCGCCAGGAGGGGGGTGCTAGAGGGGTATCCCCTGGTCAGGGGGGGTGCTAGGGGGGGCTGGGGGCAGGGGGTAGGGGGTGCTGGGGGTAGGGGTTACCGGGGGGTAGGCAGGGGGTAGGGGCAGGTGGGAGGAGGTGCAGGGGGGCACTGGGGTACCCCCCGGGGGGTACCTGGGTAGGGGGCTCCCTGGGTAGGGGGCACTGGGTAGGGGGCAGACAGCAGGGGGCACAGGATCTCTGCGTTTGTGCAGGTCAGAGGCCGTTACCGATGGGTAGGTTACCGATGAGTACACCTCGTTTGCCCAGGTCAGAGGCACCCAGGGGGGTATGCCCTCCCCCGTACACACTAGATCGGCCGTGAT